GAATATTTGTATTCCCTCTGAATTTACGGCCTCTATATCAAATTCAAATTTAAAATCTAGAGGTCTTAAATCCGCTTCAGTAATCGTTCTATCAAATGTAATTTTAGTTACATCAGGTTCTCCATATGTTTTTTCTTTTAATACTTCTACAAAAGTTCGTATTTCACCAAAATCACCAAAGATATTATTACCAGCAAAAATAACTAATTCAAATCTTCCTAAAGCATTTGGATTATTTAATGTAATAACAGCTTCTCCATTTTGAACATTTACTAATTTTGCTCCATTTTGGTCAGCACCATTTTGATTAGGGAAATAATATTTTACATAAGTTGTTGAGTTTGTTACACCAACTCTTAAAGTAAATGTATCACTACCTTCTAAATTCCAACCATATAATTGATTTAAGGTTGAAACGATAGCAGGTTGCATATCAGTTGTAACAACTTCGTTTGTATCTATTTCTATTGAATATGCTCTATCAATTGAAGTTAAATCAAATGTATTAGCACTAGTTTCCTTTACTAATATACCACTTTCATCATAAATTCTAATCTTATTAATATTGTAAGCATTAGGATTTTTTCTTACGATTGATAATTTTGAATTTTTTTCAACACTGATAATTTGTTGATCGGGTAAATCTACTACACTATTACTATTTACCGGTTTATCTATATACAATCTAACTCCATCTTGTTTGTTGGTGTTAGTTAATTTGATATTTACAAAATCTAATTCAGTTAATATAGGTGTTCCAATTTCAGCAGATTGTGTTCTTCTAAATGGAACATCAATATTAAAATTGACGGTATTATATGGAGAATAAAAATATTCTCTATATGTTCTTTGTCCAGGTGCAACATATGAACTATTGACAGGTGTTGCTGATTTTAATGCATCTAATGGAGTATTATATACTGCATTAGGCCCTGCACTTTGACCTTTTAAATCATTAATAGATTGAAATGGATCAATAGAATATCCCGCACCAGCAGCCGAGTTAAGAACCTGCTCTGGAATACCTCCAGGATTATTTTGGGTTGGGTCATTTGATAATTGATCTATTGCTTGTTGCATCTACTTCTTTTATTTATATAAATACTTTTAACGATAATTCTTCATTATTTGTAGTATCTACCTTCGTTACCATTCATACCACTTCCACCTCCACTGCTAGTACCACCACTTACATATCCAGGTCCTCCTTCTAATACAGGCGGTTGAATGTACATTCCGTTTTCATCCAATTCTTTTATTAAAACTTCATTTTGTTGCTCAACACCTGATTGAACTATAAATGTTTTTGTTGATATTGTGTTAGCACTTTCAAATGTTATTTTGGTTGGGCTTATTATTTGATTTTCAAAAAAATGAACAATAGCCTTTCCAGTTGAATATGTTACATCATTCCATGGATTACCATTAACCAAAACTCTAACTTCTATTGGAGTATTACTTCCTTCAACAAAAGTAGAAAACGAAATATTAATATCTTTTGGTCTAGCATTTGGAGTTGAATAATCATACCCAGCAGGTTGCCATTGATCAGTTATCCATGCCCATCTGCTACCATCACCAGATGTGTATAATTGCCCAGTATATTGTCCGTTAAATGTTGGTCTCATTATAGAAATTCTTCGTTTTTAATTGGTTTAAGAACTACGCTACCATTATACAAATATTCATTCGAAGTATCTATCATTCCACCTCCTCCGCCTCCACTATTTGTAGTGGTATTAGGTTGTTGGTATGGTGATTGATAAGGAACATCAAAACGAGTTCCGCTTCCACCTTGCTGATACATCATCTCTTCTTGTAATCTAGCTAATCTTTCTCTTTGTTGTGCAGCATCATCATAATTAACAGGTTCAGTAATTACAGCAGGAATAATTTTTTCTGGAGGCATTACTGTTGGTCGTATAACCGGAACATCTACTACAATCGGTTCTGAAGGAACTACCGGATTAGGCATTATCACTCTTTCCTTTGTAAAATTATCTCTGATTTCTTGAGATGTTGGAGGGGTTAGTGTAGCCTTTACCGCAGTTGGGTTCGTTCTTGTTACATCGGATTTAATAGTTTGAACTAATTGTTGCAATTTATCAATACTATTTTGGGTTAAGTAATCTAATTTAACTTCTTCCGATAAAGTTCTCTTTGGTAAATGATAATCTATCGCTTCTTCAAATTTTTTATTAAGCAAAGAAATAATATCTTTTTTATTATAGTATTCAAAATCAACTAAATCAGTTAGATACTTTCCAAAATCATTTGAACCTATTATTGAATTCTTATGAAGTAAAGCATGTCTAACTGCTAATCTCATACTATCTAATACTTTTGAGAAAAATATTTCCCAACTATTAATACTAAACTCGTTACCCAATTGTTGAATATAAGCAGGTGACTTTATTTTCTGAAATGTAGTATATAATTCAGATGGAGTTAATCTATTTAATATTTCATCTATTTCAGAATATACTTCATCTCCACTAAATTTACCTTGTATAAAACTATTGTAAGATTGGTTTAAATCAATCTTAACATCAATATCAATTGGATTAGTTTCATCAAAGTTATCAAATGGTAATAATCTTAATTCCAATCTAGATGGTGAAATTTCTTGTATCCACATTTTATCCTTTGGAACTGCACTACCCACTCTATCGTTTACAAAATTTAACTGAACTCTAAATATACCGATATTATATCCAGCTTCCTTAATTAATCGTTTTACATCAATTAGGAAACCTCCACCATCTATTATCTTATCAGTTATATTTTCACTTTGTATTAGATATTCAGAAATTTCTTCTCCTCTGATATATCTCTCTGAACCATAATCTTGTTGTTGTAATAAATTATTAGATGCATCATATAATACAAATTCCAATACATCATTTACACCTATGTTAAATGGAGTAGCCTTAAACCCTTGATCAATTAATGCCAAATCAATCGGATTTAATTCCGTAGTAAGGGATGTTCCTTTATTTACTACATCATCTATATTCTTAAATCTATCTAAACTCATTATCTAGTTCTATGTTTATCTAATGTTGTATTAAATGTAATCGGCCCATTTGTTGATGTAAATGTCAGTGTTCCTTTATATTGTCTTGCACTTCCTCCCCCAAATATTCCTAAAAATCTAGGTGTAGGCCCAGCTGCATCAATCACTGATTTATTTTGTGTAAGTTGGAATGTATATTTTTCCTGAGGCTGTAAAGTTATAGTTGAAGGTAAACTCAACCAATTTACACCATCTTCTACATTTTGAGAAACTCTTACATTTTGAGTATCAACAGTAAAATTAAATAACTCAATAGTAGGCCCATTTAACCACTTACCATCACCATGTTCATCCACAATTGTATCAAACCATATATCAGTTCCATCTGCTTTTTCTTTTTCTAAAATTCTAGCAGTTATATCCGCACCCGCTTTTGCTCCTTCAGAAAGTCTGGCATTTTTACCATTTAATTGTTCACTCAAACTATCAATTTGTTTTTGAAGAGTTACAATTTGTGCATTTTGACCTTCATTTCTAGCTCTTAATGATGAATTCTCAATACCTTCTAATGTCATTCTTTGAGTATTAGTCTGCATTGTATCAGTTATTAACCCAAATTGTGTTCTTAGAGTGTCCGCACTTGATTCAGCAGTTACTCTTAATAATCTTTCACTATCTAATTCTACATCCAACGCAGCTGATATAGCCGTTAAATTAGCCACATCTGATTGTAATGATGATATTTGTAAAGATTGTGAGATTATTGTTTGATTTGCAATTTCTAATGAACGAGTTGCTTCATTGTAAATCGGTCTAGGAACTAAATCTAAATTATTTTCAGGAGAATTTGGAATAAGTTCAAATACACTTACATCAATTGCTTTCTTTAACTCATCGGTATTGTAAACTCTTTTCTTAGATGGAGCATATACAAACCCACTCTCATCTTCTTTAGCCGTAGCTTTTAAGAAGATAGTATCTCTATCCCTTACGGCAAGAGATCCACTGACCTGTAAATCTTTTTTAATCAACTCGAACTCCATTACTTCTTATTTCAAATGTTAAATCATCTTCATAGTATTCTTCAAACCCATCTCTTTCTATCAAAAATAGTAATCTATATACTCTATTTTTTGGGAAATTAGTTGTATCAAATACTAAATAGTTTCCTTCTGAATTACAATTTATCTTACTATAAGTAGAAAAATCTATAATTTTCTTCTTTGTAATTTCATCTCTGATAGCATAATATGAACTTGTTGGAAGATAATTTACATCTAAATAAGAGAATGATTTAGAAAAAGTTTTTAGAGGGTATTGTTCTCTACCAATTACTTTAACTTTAACCAATCCACCTTCGTAGTATGCAGGTTTTAATTCCTTACTTTTTACCAATATTGTAGAAGCATTTAAAGGATTCAATGAACCCGTTGTAAATGTATCCAATGTATCATCCCAACCTAATTTAAGAAGAGGTTGGTTTATAGTATTTGTTTCTCTTGAATAGAAATTCATTATACCATAATCTTCAGATGATGATTCTATTGATTCTAAATGTTTTAAAACTAATCCGTTATTATCAGAACCTGTCCAATAATTGTATAAATTAGTTACATCCATTTCTATATCTAAACTTTGATATGTAAATAGTTGTTCACCACTAACGGATGATGTTAAAATATAAGGTTGCGTATTCCAAGAAACACCATCATTTGTAGATGGAGTATAAACAAATGTTCCAATACCCATATTCCAACTTTCGGTTACAGGGTATGCATAAAGAGAAAAACTAACTGGCATTTCTTCTGCTTCAGTTAATTTTAAACACATAGTTGCCGAAGAGGCAGTTACATATGATGGAACATTTGTAGTATCAAATTGAATATAAACTCTACTATCATCTTTTTCAGCAAAACGAGAATAGTGTTTTGATACCGTCAATATTTCATCTAAACCAGTGTTTTTGGTTTTATATAAGGTATAAACTGTTGCATCTTTTGATGCGGTTACAAAGTGTATCATTATATAGCTCTTCCTTTAATATCTTTATCCGGAAACTTAATTTCAAAGATAGATGGATCCAATGAAGGATAAATTATCTTATTCTTAGTAGCCCCCTTAATATCATAACTATTTCTCGCATAACCACCACCACACTTATTTACAATCTCTACCTTTTGAACCGAAGCAACTCCTTCTACCATAGCAAGAGTTAATTCAATATCGGATAAGTTTATAGTTTGATTAAATTGCCAATTTTCTATTACAAAGAAATTTTTAATTTCTTCAATGCACTTTAATACAACTTCTCTACTATTAAAGTTCTTATATACAGTCACATCAAAGTTAATACCAATATTGATAATAAATCCATCTATTATATTTACACCATCTGTCAACATTCTATATTCATTTAGATATGTTTTAAGATTTTCTTTAACCGCTCTATTCAAAGTAGTTAAATTGTTATTAGAATCATATCCTAATGTGTATAAATTAATTGCGAAAGGATTTACCAATTCAGCATTTTGAGTAGTTTTTTGAACAAAATCTCTAACTTTCAACTTCATTTCTTCAGTTGTAGGTAATTTTCCTCCATTTGCCAAAGCAGAATTAACCAATCCTCTTGTGATTTCAGCAAATTGAGTTACATTATCAGTTTGGTTTAATATAGCTTCGGGTGAATTAGCATTTAATGAATTATCTCCAATTGCAAATACTTTAGATACTGAACCATACTTTGTTGGCATTGATAAAGCTCTAATTTGGTAATCTTTTGATGTTACAGCTCTATTTTGAGATGCATAGTTAGCCAATGCAGATTCTCTGATTTCTTCTATTGTATCTACTCCTCTACCACCTTTAGCAGGTATTTCGTTTTCTACTGCAACCGATTGTTTAACGAAATCATAAAGTGTTCTATCTAATCCCGTTGTTGTATTAATTAAATCATCATCAAACGAAATATTTGTTATAGTTATTAAATCTCCTTGAGGAACATTAGCCGATACACCTCCTCCCACTAAATAAGTTACATTTAAAGTTGTATTAGATGGAGATTGACCATATGTTTTTGTTTTTAAGAAATTAGTAGGGTCATATGATTCTCCCATTCTATCAATTGAACTATTTAAACCCAATCCTACATTTTTTAAATTAGGTATAATCAATTCATCGGATAAAGAACTATCTCCTCCACCAAATTGAATAGATGTTGTAAAATCATCATTTGTTCTTACTACAAATCTTCTAGATGTTTTTAATAATTTTAACAAATACGGAACTGTATCTGCAAATTGTTTCAAATCATCATCATATTGTTCCACATTTGGGTAATCAATATAAATTGTTTCTTGTGCCAAATAAGGAACTTCATACCATTTATTATTATTATCATCAACGATACTTTCAACTCCAACTACATTTGTATCGGGAAGAGTAATATTTTGAAATGATTCAGCACTTCCAAATATATGTTCTGAAGTTTTAATCGTTGCCGATATTGCCTGAATCTTTTTCTTTACTAAAAAGTAATCTGGCAAATTTGTAGTAGGGGAAACACTATAAACGGTCACCTCTCTATCAGTAGTATCATTAAAATCTAAGATTTCAGTTGTTCTAAATGTTATATCCGAATTAGATGTTGAACGAACTGTCAATCCTTCATTTATTCGTAAAAGATATTTTGTATCCAATTTACCAGCTGCATCCGATTTACACAATTGATAAACTGAAAAAGTTGTAATAGCAGGTGAAGTTGGTTTTGGTCTATATCCTAATAATCCAGCTAATGCAAATACATTTTTTTCTTCACTTGCATATTGAATAAGGCTCTCTTTTAATGAAGAATCGGTATAATAACCCAATACATCACCTATATAAGATGCCATTTCAATAAACATCATACCAGGAGATGATTCGTTAAAATCATTATACGAAGAAGGAAAATAAGTTTTAGCATATTCAATTAGATTTTCTCTAAAAGAATCAAAATCCTTACCTAAGTAGTTTATATCTCTACTACTTCTACCTATTTTCTTATTTGTTAATTTGAATGCCATTATTCAATTACATTAAATGTTACTGTCTCTAAATTTTGTTGCCCCGCAACTTTAAATTTCAACGAAACCACAAAGGAATATCTATCTCTATTTGTATTATCTTGATCAACTAATATTTCCTCTATTGATATAAACGGCATCCATTCAACAATTGCACTTTCAATTGAGCCTTGAATCTCCATTTCTAATTCATCCGTATTTTGATTAAATAAGGATTCATATAAATCAGTTCCAAATGTTGGATGCATTAATCTTTCTCCTCTTCTAGTTAAAAGAAGATTTTTTATATTAGATTTAATTTGGTCAATAGTTTGGAAGGATTGATTAAAAAATCCGTTACTTCCTCTTTGTAAAGGAAGAGTTATTCCGATAGCAACTCTATCTTTTTCCGGTAAATCTTTAACCAATTTTGGTCCAACTAATATTGCCATTATCTATTTTTATCTTTACTTGCTGCTAAAACCTTAGCACTTCTTGCTATCGCTTTATCAATTAAATCATTACCAGTTGTCGGTATTGATGATGCCGCTTCAGATTGATACCCCATCATTGGGTCACCATACCCAATCATATCAGGTGTAATAGTTCCCCACTCATCATCAGTTCTACTGAAATTAGGTCTGATAGTTGTTTCATTAAGAATCTGATTTAAGGTTGGATTTTTAACATATTGTTTTTGTTCAACTTTAGAAACATCAACATGTCTATCTTCTTCTAACATAGCTAAAGCTCTATCAAAAGGATTTTCCATTTTTCTTTGGTCAGAAATTGGTGTTTTTACATTAGTTTTCTTAATTTCAGCTAAGATTTCTTTCCTAACTTGCTCTTTAATCTCAGCAGTTTGTTTCTTAACTTCTTCTTTAACTACAAGCTGAATTGCTTTAAAAAGTTTGTTTGTGTCCATAATTTTGAATTAATTCTGTGTATAAATATAATAATCAAATAATATACAATTTTATCCCCTTGGCGTGGCTGGTTGTTGTGGGGTATTAGATGCTAACAATGTATTTGGTGTAGTTGGAGGTGCTAATTGAGCAGAATATCCATCCACTTTTGATAATAAAGTTGAAAGATAACTACCAGTACCTCTATCGACCACTCTACCTGCAATTACACTCGTTACCAATTTATTAGCATCTTGTTGAGATGTGGTATTTATATCAATGTTCATTTTTCTAGCAAATGAGTTTATGCTATTATTAACTTCCCAAGCTGCAATTGCAGCAGATACCTCTTTTGTATTGATTAAATCTGGATTTTTTACCAATCTATCATCACCATATATTTCTTTTGATGCTTTGGTATATGCGTATCTACCGGTAAGTTGTACAAATCCCCTTCCTCTGAATAAATAACCATCTCCAGGTTGTGTATTACCTAATGATTTACCAACACTATTGTTACTTCCATAAATGAAATTACCCCATGATTGTGCATTTGCTTTCAACGCATTTATTTGTGCATCGGTTAAGTTAGCAACTCTACTACCAAATATAGCTCTAATTCTTGCATTATCAGTGGTACTATAATTTAGATTTTCAACCAATATAGTTCCTCCTGTTTCTTTTAACACATTGGCTTTTAATGCCGTTATTATAGCCGGATTAGTAATTCCTTTGGCTCTTAATGCTTTTTCTACCTCATCTAAATTTTCTTTTACATTACCACCATTTACATTGATATCACCACCTCCGCCAACTCCACCAACACCCACTGATGCTTGAGCCGCCGCCATTTCAGCTAAACCCTTTTCTCTCAATGCTTCAGCATCAATATAAGAACTACCCAAAAGTGTTTTAACCTGATTTAATATATTATCATTTCCGGTAATATAATTATCATAATCTGCTCCGAAATCAAATTGTTTATTATCTGCTATAAATCCACTCCAAGGTATAAATCCAGTTGCAACTGTTCCAACGGGTGGGTACACCGAATTTGTCATAGTTATTCCCTGAAGAGTGGTTAAATGTAAATTAGCAGCCATTATGAATTTATCCAAAAAAGCATCTACATTATTTAATCCTTCATAAGTAAATGGAATACCAACTTGAATTCCAGGAACTGCACATACATTTGTAGTTATATTAAGATTAGAAGTTGATCCAGCAGCAGGTATTAATGGAGTATTCATTTTAGATAGTGTAGCACCTGTCCAATAACCAATAAATCCATTTGACATAATGTTTATGATAGGTAATTGAATTGGAGAAATTTTTTGTTGCATAAAAGCAATTTTAATCATATTCTCCAATAATTGAACATTACCCAATTCAACGGGGTTATGATTCAATAAATCTCCTGCTGGAGGTGTTTTCATTACATTATCATATGCCACCGCAATAATATGAGCCACATCTTCTAATGATTGAGGCTCATGCTCCATTACTGCTTTAACCTGTAATTTGAAAGTATCCCACATTTTAGATTTGGATTTTTACATGAGAAGATAATAAAGTATTTACTTTATCTTGTATATTATCAAGTTCAGTTTTAAGAACTGGATTTATACCAGAGGTAGGCCCGGCTGGTGTATATAATCCCCCGTTTGAAAGAGAACTAATAAGATCTATTAGTCTTAATAATACCAAAACTAAACCCTGACCATCAACTGCAGCACTTAAGTTTTTATTACCTATATTTATCTCACCTGCATCACCTATAAAAAAATTAATTTGTTTATTAAATGCTTGGATATCAATATGATTTCCCGAATTTATGTTTATACCTTTATCAGTATCTACTGTAAAAATACCATCAGTAATAATACCATAGTTACCTTTACTCCAAAAAATCATTTCATTTTTTCTGGATGAAAACACTAATCTATCTGATGATATAAAACATTGTTCTCCATTATATTGTGTTGGAAATGCTTCAAAACCATAATCATCATCTTTACCTATGTAAATAAATCTAGCTGATTTGTCTGGTCTTGTTTTGAAATCCGAACCACCTAATGCGTTTGGAGTTCCTGGAATAAAGTTTATATTATTATTATCACCACTTGATAATAAAATTGTAGAACCATCTGAATTCAAATCTTCTAAAATAGTATCTTCCGATGAACCAAACAATCCTTTTTTATCAGATTGTTTATTTCTAATTGTAAATGTAGGTGCAAACTTATTACCCTTAGTATTATATCCGGATAAACGAATTGATTGACCAAAACGAGATTGGATAAGAGTATCACCTTCAAATACTTTTAATCTATTAATTTTTTGTTTACTAAAATAATCACCCATACTCCCACCTGCACCTGCTAAAGCATTTACTATACCTCCCAATGATTTAAAACTATCTAATCCTGTTTTAGGAGTAGATGAACCAGGAGTACCAGGCGCAGTTTGTGAGTTATTTATAGTTTTATTGTAATTAATTCTTTTATAGGTAGGTAAAGTTCCTTCGGTGTATATATCAACTAATTCCGTTATACATGGGATATCTAAAAATTGCTCATCATAAGGATATGCAATTAAAGTAGTGCTTTTGGTTCTACTAATAGCTTCAACTTCAATAGCTCCAGGTATAATAGTTCTACCATTAGGTTGTGTAGAAAAATCTAAATATACTTTTTTAACAACACCTCTAGTTACACCAGAAGCCGTTGTTTTGGTGTTATTTTGGACATCCGAAACTTTATATTTGTCTTCAAACCAAGCCATTACTTTTTATTATCTAATTTGTTTTGAATTTCTTGTAACTCATATTCGATATCATCCACTTTTTCTTTTGTTGCTCTTTCCATATCATCGGCTACCATCTTAACCTCTTCTAATAATTGAGCTCTTTCTGCTTCAGTTAAGAAACCATCATCATTACTTCCTTTATTTTCAGCAGCCGTTATTCTTTGAGCAATTGTTGCTAATCGTATAAGTAAATCATCGTTTTCTACTGAAAACTTAACTAAATCTTTAATAATAGGTCCAACTTCCGCAATATCTCCTGCATGTCTAATTGATTTTTTGAATTCTTCAATTAAATCACCTATTTTTTGTTTCTTGCTTCTTTGGTTAGTATAAATTTCCTGAAATAAATCAGATAATTTCTTTTCACCAAATAACACAAAGTCTGTCGCCGTTTGTTTTGCCATAATAATCTTTATTAATAATAAATACCAAAAACCCAAATATCTAAAGATTGGTAGTTAATATGTT